CGTGCGCTTTTCGGCCCCCGTTCCTTTAGTGTCTTTCTGAAAGCCCCCTGAACAACGATCTCCTTGTCGCTGTCCTCGTTCCCAAATATAGATGCGTAGCCGGTAACAATACCAGTTTTTTCATCTGCATCCTTTAACTCGAAATTACTTTTTACCCTGAATATATTTTTCATTTCTTTATAATTAATCTACCTCGTAACCAATAGTACACCTGCAATTTATTATATCCTCTGCAATCCTGCAATCAGGATCGCCGGGATGTTTTAATCCAATATTGTATTCATAATCATTCTGCACCACCCCGAGTGACTCATACAAAACATGTGATTCCCTTATCCCCTGCAGTCCCGATGTTATCCAGAACTTACCCAATACGACACCTGTTGACATAGCTCCTTCATAACTTCCTGCATTAGCTGCCCCGTTGACTTCTGTCCTGGCAATACGTTCAGCCTGGTAGGTATTTATCTCTGTCAATACTGATAGGAGATCATCTGTTATTGTTCGCCGCATATCCGGGACACTCATTCCCCTTGCCATCCCTTCAGCCAGTACCCTGTCTATTGCCTTATTAATAACATCCTGCTGAGTAGCTAACATCTGTCCGGTTTTAAGGAGTGATCTCTCATTAATATACTGCCACATGAAATCTTCCCAGAACTCCATCTGTTTGCTGCTGAACTTATGAATCCGCTTAATAGTGTCCACTGCAACAATACTACCACTTTTAACCCACATATCCCGTTGATAGTTTTCAAGTGGCTTCGGATCAAGTAACATTACAGCTCTTTTCTTCAGCTCTTCCGGCTCCACATTGGCAGCAAGCGAAACAACAGGCTGCTGGACAAGCGCAAGGACTTTCCTCCCTACATTGAAAAATGTTTTTATCAAAGAGCTTTGCAGATATATGTTTGGAGATAATCTCATTGCCTGTAATCATGTATTTTTAATGCTTTCAGTACCTCCTCCGACATATACCCGGATGGCATCAACCCTAATTGATCGACCGGAACAGTGCCAACACTATCATAAACTTTATCCATCTCATCTGTTTCAATGCGCTGGTATCCGACGGCTTCCCTGATTTCGTTACGGGTGAATGACTTTGCCATCACCATCCATTGTACGAGTTCTGTTTTATTATACTGCAGAGACTCTATCTCGGAATAATCAGCAATAAGGCTATGACCCATTTCTTTTGTAAGCGGCGCCAGCCATTTAGTCAACTTTGACAGTAACCCGTCCAAATTAGGCTTAATAGCATTTATCCACAATGTCCGGTCAGCCTCTTTGTAGTTGTTATATGTTCGGTCTTTACTTCCTGACAGGAGCTGATTAGGCACGTTATATGCATCACAGATGTTTCCCTTGAACGTGGACAAGGATTCAATGACTTTCATCTCCTGCGCCGACATGCCGAAATTAGTCCATTTATGATCCCATTTCGTTACAACAATTTTCCCGGCATTTTTTATCCCGGTGTATTTATTTTTATACTCCTGTTGTATAGCCGACAGCTGTGCCCTGCCGATATGTCCTGACTGCTTCCCGTCCTCACCTAATATGGTTAATATTCCCAATGCCCCATGATGTTGCAAAGCTGTTACAATAACGTCATAGCTTGCCCCCGTCCCAATGACTGATCGCAAAATGGGTTTTAGTCTCGACATCCCGTACAGATGCCCTGTCCCGGAATTATCGTAATCAGGATTGAAATCCCGCCAATGCAGCACCTGCCCTGCTTCGTAATCAATAGTCTTATCCGACATGATGAACTTCCATCCCTTTACAGGCTCCTGGAAAGATCCGATAACCATTTCCATCCACTGCGGAGGCAGCACATCCAGCCGGATAGGCATCCCGGCGTTAAGACCATTTTCAACCGACTGATACGCTACATAGGAATTACCAAAGATCAGATAAAAAGAAAGAATGGATTCAATAAACTCCTCTTTCGACTGCCTATTATTGGGATTATTGATAAGGGATATCATCCTGCCATTTGGCACTTCATTTTCCCTCTGGTCAACCTGCCGGATCAATACCCCTGATGCAGGCTCAGTAATTTTATTAATCACAGTGAACACATCACCATTGCCGGTGTAAGAGTTTAGAAATGTTTCCGAAGCCGGATCAGGATACACTGCTCCGCCCAGGATATTTAAAACGTGTTCATCCAGCCTCCCGGGTGTTTTTAGCCTCCGGGCCAGAATCCTTTCTGCTATATTTGTGAGTAAGCTCATACTACACCGGTATCATTATCATCATATACTTTCATTCCAATCAAAAACGTAACAAGCCATACAAGAGCATCAATGCGATCAGGAGAAGGATCACCTTTCGCACCTGCCCAGGATGTCATCTGGTCTTCCAGCTCTGGAAGTGTTCCAACATGATGAACCCGGCCTTGTTCGTAAAGTGCGACAATAGGTTCCGCCCTGGTTGATTTTCCCCGGGAAGCGTGAACACTTTCATAGCTGATAAATTTATCAATATTTCTGATAACTGTTTCAACCAAATCGCCCCCGTTGTTTACTTCCGCCACTATCCGATCAGCTTCATGCCGACGGTAAGCTGCCAGTGCTTTTGTCGCCCATCCCTGCGGTGTATATGTACCAGACTGATCATCCAAAATATAAATATGGCCATTAACACACCTGCCACCAATTATGATACCGGTCTCGTCGGAATCTTTATTTGATGTTACTGCCGGATCAATGGCTACAGCTATACGGTGCAGCTCCGGCGAAGCCTGAACCCTGTTATCCTCTATCATTTCCCAGTCCCAGAGCGCACCCTCAACAGCTGTATATTCCGCTTCGTAAAGCATTTTAAAAACACGGGCGGGTAAGTCCCTGCGTGCCTGGTCTATCTCTGACTGTTGTAAAATACCCGCTCGTACAGCCTGGGAAGCTGTTATTTTGAAATATTCAAACTCCAGTTCCAGTCCTGATTCAGCTTTCCGGGCCAGTTTCCAGGCCCAGTTTTTCCCTACCACGTTTCCGATAAACTTACCTTTCGCCCTGGTATATGTTACTGTTGTCCTCAGTGCAAACCAGGCCTCCTCTTTAGCCCTACTGAACTCATCAAATACAAATCCATGTACATTTTCCCCGTATAAGCTATCCGGATTTTCAGCTGACTTAAAAACTATTATTGTGTTAACCGGTGTGGTTATTGACATACGGGAAAGATTCGAGGGATACATCCCTGACCGGGCAACTCTCCTGCGAAGTCTTTTGAATGCTATCTCTGCTTGTGAAAAAATTGGTGCTATCCACCAGTATTCATGTCCTTCCTGGCCTTTATGAGCCAGCTCAAATAGCCAGTATATGTGCGAAAAAGTTTTCCCCGATTTGGTGCTCGCTTCAGTTATTGTGAATCTTTTCTCTGATTCAAGTATTGCTTTTTGATAATCTGCAAAACGGGGCTTTTTTATTTCGATTGTTGTATTAGTCATCCCCTGTGAAATCAATTATAATCTTGCCCTGCACTTCTGCATTAACTTTCTGTAATGACAGTTTTTCTATTTCATCGTTTGTTGCAGCAAGTTTGTAAAGTGCTATATCTGTAGCGGGATTTGGATCATCAGACCATCGCTTTTTTAATCTGGACTTAGATAATATCTTATTTCTTTCAATAAGTTTTTTTATAGGTTCCGATTTTTCCAACTCATAATTATAAAAAGTTGATGATACACAAGGCAATAAAGAAATAACATCCTGTAATATAAAGATATACGGATCATCTTCCAATATCTTTATTGCTTGTTCTTCTAATTCTGCCTTGTCGTATGCCATATCACCACAATAAAAAAACAACTCCTTGTAAAGATAATTCATTAATCAATTACAATGCAAAAAGTTTATTAACACATTTATTAACAGAAATCCGGCCTTAGCCGGAAATAAAAGGGGCCCTGAAAATGAAAGTAAAACATTAAAACCTGATTTTGAAAGAGTGGAAGGGCCCCTTTGTCAATCAATTCACCAATTCAAAAATAAACTATTTATTCTTTATTTCCAAAATTAAATCCAACATTCACCCCTGCGCTAAATTTTACTACATCCACAGCTAATCCGCAAATAAGCCGACCTATCTTAACACCTCCACACAATTCAATTGTAACGGGTATTAAGGCTTTTGATGCTGCCGGAAGATCTGTTTCGCCAAAACGGGAATATGCAACGCCAATGCCGACATAGGACTGTTCTGAGTGTTTTGTTGCACCCACAGTCATCCGATAATGATCTTTTGCATAACCATAAATGCTTTTATAGTTTCCATACGCCACGGAGCCATAAAGCCCGTATGTGCCTTCCTGTTGATCGATCCTCAGCCCCTTCCCGTTATCTTGCGGGGAATAAAGAACTGATACGCTTGTCTGAGCTGACAGGGCTATTCCTATCAACATCATTGTTAAAATTAAAATTAGTCTTCTCATAACTTAAATATTATTAATCTTTTATGTTTTCATCTTCTTTAATTAATTTATTCTTCAACATTTTTATCCCGATCTGCCGCTCTGCAATTAGTGCGCCCGCCAATAACGGGGAAAATGACTCGTACTCTGTTAGTTTCAACACGGAATCCAAAACCATTTCTTCAATTTGCTCATCCGTTATCTCAACCGGAATTAAATACCACTCAACACAAAGAATCCATTCTTCTTGTATGGTAGTGTCATCAGAGTAGCGAAACACTTCTAAGTTACATTGAAGATCAGCATAGAGATCATCATAAAGCCAAACAAAATAGTATCCTTCCTTTTTTGGAAGATCATCTTCCGACTGCATGTAAACCTTTTTGTAAATTTCTGTTTTCATATCATTTACTTTATTATTTATAATTGGATTCATTTTTAATGCCAGCTCTTCATTACTCCTTAATAACTCCAAAGATGTTTTTATTCTATGGTCAAGACTTTTCATAAATGTCTCAATACTTTTCTGTAATATATTTCCGTCATCGGCCCAGATCCATTCCATGACTTTATGAGCTGTTCTTCATTTCCGATTCTCCGAGCAAAAAACATGAAAATTTCCTTGCTAATTTCCGCATCAAAACAATCTTCATGCTTGTAATCTTTACCTGTCAACCGGTTGAAGTGATCAACCCTGGACTGCTGTATTTGGGCAATTCCTATACTCGATTTACCGTTGGTGTCAATAATCCATGCAGTAGGATCATGATTGCTTTCAATTTTACAAACAGCCCACCAAATAGCTTCCAAATTATTCAACGGCTCCTCAATCAGGATAACCGGATAATAATCAGCCGCCGGAGCTGAGAGTTCAATAAATAACAAAAGTGTTATTGTCGTCATCATAATTCTCATTATATAAGTTTTCGTTCAACTTAGACACAATCTGTATCAAGCATGTGCCGATGCTTGTGTTCAAAAATATCTATTTTATAACTCATTCCGATCCTTTCATCAATTTTATGCCTCAATTCAGCTATTTCATTTTTGTATTTTTTATATACGTCACACAAATTTCGAACTTTTCGGCAGGAATAAATGACCGTGGCATGATTTTGATATCCGCAAGTTGCAGCAATTTCATGAAAACTCATAGACGTATATTCTCGCAATAAAAATGCAGCCTTCTGTCGTGGCCAAACCAATTCCCGATAACGTCTTCGGTTTTTCAACCAGTCCACCCCGTGGCCGTTACCAATAATTTTTAGTATTTCTTCAGGTGTTATCATCTTGTTTCTCTTCTCTTTTATCAATTTATCAAGAAATTCAATCCGTGGAAGCAATTCATATCTTGGCCACCAATAATGTCTTTGAAAGCTTGACTTTTTATTTGGCCTATATTCAAATATATAATTATAAACCTTATCCCTTTCGCTTAAAGTGATTATATCGTAATAATAAGTCATATCCACATAATGACACAGCCCAGTATGATTGTGCTTTTCCCAATATTCTTCAATATTTTCCCTAAGAAGAATAAGCAGTTCAAGTATTGTTCTTTCTGTTTTCATAACGGTTTATTTTTAAATGTTGGATCACTCAAATATGTTGAATAGCACCGGGGAGCATGGTAAGTTATTTCGTCATTGCGGTAATACAGATACCGGAAAGCTGTATTATCCCACTTTTTTAAGCAGCCACACCGAAAGCATCTATAAGTTTTAAACTCACTTTCACTTTTTGTCCATATGTGTCTAATCTTAGCCATTAAAACGGAGCCTCTTCATCAATTTTACTATAAAAATCAAGTTGGCTATTTTCTTCCGCAGCCATAAGCCAATTACTTCTATCTCTTCCTGATTGGTTAAACCTCCCGGATTCAGGATCATAATCCAGATGAACAATTCCCTGCTCTCCCAAGTGCTTAAACTTAATTTTCTGGATATACACCTTAACAGAATCAAGCATTATATTTTGATCATCACTATCACGATGAACAGTTATTCCATAATCAGTTTTGTTGTAAAAATGCGCGGATCCAGAAATATCATAAAGTGAAGGAACCTCAAACTTTCCATCTATCCTATTCATTTTACGGGGATGTGCAACAAGGATAACAAGTACATTATTTACCTTTGCAAATGTTGTAAGGGCATCAAGAAACTTACTTATATATTGAGTTTCTGAAGTGCTATATTTATGGTCAAACTTATTATAAGGATCAAGAACAATTGTTTTAACACCGCGTGTCCGAACAAGTATCTTTGCGCTACTTAAAACACTATCCACAGTAAAATCATCATTATCCAATATGTAATAAAAATTTTCCCGAATATATTCAAACGCCATATCATATTCTGGCTCTGTGACTTTCTTTTTATTAAACCTCTTGCCTATTATCTTTTCAAAAAGTTTCATATAATGATACATCAAGGGATAATTCTCAGGAGTGAAATATGCCGCTTTCCAATTATGTAAAACATTTAATTTACAAACAATATGATCAACAAATTCACTCTTGCCTGACGCAGGAATCCCTGTAACAATAGCCAACCTCCCCGGTTCCCAGTTTATATGCTTGTCGATAACTGCCTGTCCGATCTTCAGACCCGGCCTCACTCCATTTTCATACAGATTACGAATATCCGCGTAAATTGAACTGATATTAACTATTCCCTTAACCGGGGCAGGCTTCGCGTCTGAAAGAACATCTCGAAAATCAGGGCCATACTTGCAAAGATATTCATTCGCATCTTTACAATCTTTAAATGAAACAACATAACAGCGTTCTGCACCAAACCTACGGATCAACTCTTCTTTTAATTCAATACCTTTCGTATCCTGATCAGTTGCTATGTATATTTTTTTTATATCCGCAAACTGTTCAATACTGGTATCGAGATATTCAAGGTTCTTATTTGCGCCATTTGGAACAGATAGTACATTATCAAACCCCACTTCAACAAATGTCAACGCGTCAATTTCCCCTTCTGTAATTACAATACTATCAGCCCGCGACAATGCGTCAATGTTCCAGAATATAAGTTCAGCACCACTAACAAGTTTAAACGTTTTTTGTGGGCCACGGTATTTGATGTTAACAAGTGCATCGCGATAAAAATACGGGAAGCAAATAACTTCAACCTCCTTTGCGAATTGTGGCATAAATTCCCTATCAGTATATACCCGCATTTTGATAAGCGTTTTCTGACTTATCATCCGGCCTTCAAAATACCTGACAGCCCGATCAGACAGTTCAGTTTTGTTCTCCCATTTCGGAATAATATATTGCTTCGGCTCATATGGCCTATACTCAAAAAACGCGGCAGTACAATTATGACAATATCCCCGACTTGTAGCCTTATCCCATGCCAGGCATTTTTCTGTTTTGTTCTTCCGCGTATGAGAACATTCCGGACAAAGTGTTCTATTGCCTCGCTCCGGTGGTGTATAGTTATAAATTATCCGCGATATGGAAGACTGTATTTTCATGGCATCATATCCCGCGTGTCTTTAACGTACTTCTGATACATGGATAAAATACAAGTAGGCGCCCGATACAACATGCCATAAACTCCCTTATTAACCATGTCAAGAAACTTCATCATTTCTTCTTTTGTTTTTTTAGAATCAATTTCTTTCATGAGATAAGCTATCTTGACAATTTTTTCTTTTTCGATGTCATAACCATTAAAGTTATAAATCTCTTGTAACTTCTCTGACAAATTGATCAGTAAAATCGTATCCATCATTATCCTTTTTTAATTTATTATAATTTTTATCTCTACTTGCCCATGTTGTAAGCCGTCTGGAAATTTCAAATGTCTTTTCCAATTCAAATCTCATTTTTGTTTTGCTCTTATTCTTTTCAGTCCAGTAAGAAATAAACTTCTGCAACATTTCTTTCGGGTATATTTCATTTTGATAAACTTCCGAAATAAATTTTGTTTCACGTAATTCTAAACTCTTTTCATTCTTTTCATTTTTATCCTTCTTATCATTCTTGTTTGGTGTTGAGTCCGTGTTGAGTCCGTGTTGAGTCCGTGTTGAGTCCGTGTTATCTGCGTGTTGCATATTTTGATATTTATCATAATTACAAACTGTTAGTCGTGTTGTTTTTCGAAGTCCTTCCGTGTTGATCATTGCATCGCTTTTTAATAAGTTAAAAAACGTTCTTACTTTTTGTTTTGTCCACCCCTTCCCGAACACCTTTACCCATCCTTCCAAACTATATAATGACTGCCCCCTTTTACATTCAATAATTTCACCATTTATCAGTACTTTATTGTCATCATGATTAACAGTTAATAATATTGAAATCCATGCTTTGAAGTAACTCGGATTATCCCATATCCAATGTCTTGTAATTTCCCTATATATTTTTATCCAACCAGACATAATATTAGAGCCGACCTCCAATAAAAAAACCACCCCAGGAAAAGTTACGAGCAAAACCCAGAGTGGTCTCTTTTAACCGGAAGCCGGCCCGACTATGTGTTAATATTAATGTTCTTTTTCTCATCTCGTAACTTTTTTGTTACTACAAATATAA